GGAAGGCGCTGGCCGCTCTGAAACAGATCGTCGAGGCGTCGCCGCAAGATTCGGCGCGGGTCGCGGCGGCGAAGGAAATCTTCCGGCGCGCCGAGGCGGAAGCGATACTGGCGGGGCAGGGCGGCAAGAAGGGCGCGCAACTCGCTGCGGCCGAGGGTCGCGTCGGTTCTGGGGGGCGCTTCGCGGTGCCCTTGGCTCCGCGCATGATCGTTGACAACACGAAGGCCGGGTAGCCGGCGGGGCGGGAGCCGTTGGACTGGACAACCGCCTGTCCTGACTGGCGCGAGCGACTGCGGGCCGGCCGGACGCTAACGCCCTGCGACCCGCTTTTCCCCGACGAGGCGCGAGCCGCGCTGGAGGTGTTCAACACCCTGCGGGTTGTGGACGCGGCGGAATCGCCGACCTTCGGCGACATCTCGCGGCCCTGGGTCTCGGAGTTCGTCGCCTCGATTTTTGGAGCCTACGACGCCGCGAGCGGGCGGCGGTTGATCCGCGAATTCTTCCTGTTGATCGCCAAGAAAAATGGAAAATCGACGGTCTCCGCGGGGATCATGGGGACGGCCCTTCTGCGCAACTGGCGCCAGTCGGGGGAATTCTTGATTTTGGCGCCGACGCTGGAGGTCGCGAACAATTCGTTCTTTCCAGCGCGCGACATGATCAAGGCGGACGACGAGCTCGCCGACGTCCTCAAGGTCCAGGAGCACCTGAAAACGATCTCGCACCGGGTGACCGGCGCGACATTGAAGGTCGTCGCGGCGGACAACGAGACGGTCTCGGGCAAGAAAGCCATCGGCGTCTTGATCGACGAATTGTGGCTGTTCGGGAAACGGGCGAACGCCGAAAATATGCTTCGCGAGGCGACCGGCGGCCTCGCGTCGAGGCCGGAAGGCTTCACGGTGTACCTTTCGACACAGTCGGACGAGCCGCCCGCGGGCGTGTTCAAGCAAAAGCTCGACTATTTTCGGAAGGTCCGGGACGGGAAGATCGACGACAAGCGGAGCATGCCGCTCCTCTACGAATTCCCGCCCGAGATGATCAAAAGCGGCGAGTGCTACGCGCCGCAAAATTTTGGGATTACGAACCCGAACCTCGGACTGTCGGTCGATGCCGAATACCTCGCGGACGAGATGCGCAAGGCGCGCGACTCCGGCGAGGCGTCATTGTGCGGGTTCGCGGCGAAGCACCTGAATGTTGAAATCGGGCTCGCGCTCGGGTCGAACGCTTGGCCCGGAGCCCCGTTCTGGACACAGGCGGCGCGGCCCGGCGTGACGCTGGCGTCGATCCTGGACCGCTGCGAAGCCGTGACGGTCGGCATCGATGGCGGCGGCTTGGACGATCTGTTCGGCCTGGCGGTCGTCGGCCGCGAAAAGGAAACGCGCAAGCGGATGACGTGGTCGCGCGCGTGGGCGCATCGGAAAGTTTTGGACACGCGAAAATCGGAGGCGCCTCGGCTGCTCGACTTCGAGCAGCAGGGCGACCTGATTTTTGTGGATCGGATGGAGGACGCCTTCGCCGGCGCCGCCGACATCATCGTTGAGATCAACGAGGCGGGGCTGCTGTGCGGCGTCGGCCTCGACCCCTACGGGGTCAAAGGCGTTGTTGACGAACTGGCAAGGCGCGGCGTCGAAGGCGACGATATCGTTGTGGGCGTGCCGCAAGGGTTCAGGCTGCAGGGCGTGATCAAGTCCGTCGAGGTCGCGCTGAGCGACGGGCGGATGGAGCACGCCGACCAGCCAATCATGGACTGGTGCGTCGGCAACGCGAAGATCGAGATAAAGGGCAACGCCGCCCTCATGACCAAACAGGCGTCCGGCGTCGCGAAAATCGATCCGTTGATGGCCCTTTTCGACGCGGAGAGCCTTATGTTGACCAACCCCGAGTCGAAGGCGAGCCTGTACACGGCGGCGCGCGGCATCGCGGTCTTCGGCTGAACACGACATGGGCGCGCTTGCGACGATAGGCCGCTGGCTCGGCGTGAGCCGCGCCGCCAGCGACCCGGCCGCAAACGACGCGCTGTTCTTCGGCAGCTATTTCGCGTCGCAAACGAACGCCGGAATCAGCATCAGCCAGACGACGGCGCTGTCGTCGAGCGCGGTGCTGGCGTGTGTTTCGATCCTGTCGAGCGATGTCGCGAAAATCCGCCCCGTTCTCTACAAGAGGGGCAGCAAGGGCGCGAAAAAGGCGATGCCGGGCCATTGGCTGGCGGTTTTGCTTCGACGTCCGAACGACTGGCAGACGCGGTTCGAATTCACGGAAATGCTGATGGTTCAGCTGCTCCTTCGGAGCAACGCATACGCCGTCATCATCCGCAACGGCGCCGGGAAACCAGTCAAGCTCGTCCCGATCAACTCGGATCGGGTCGCGATCTGGGAAGCGCCGGAAGGAGAGATTTTCTACCGCGTCACGCCGAGCGGCCTGCACGAGCGGGCGCAACTCCATGGCCAGCCGTTTTTGATCCCGGCCGAGGATGTGCTGCACCTCAAAGGTTTGTCGCTGAATGGCCTGCTCGGCTCGGCGACGATGGTGCTCGGCAAGGAAGCCATCGCGCTCTCGCTCGCCTACGAGCAGCAGGCGTCGCTTTGGATGGCGAACGCCTCGAAGCCGTCCGGCATCCTTTCGACGGAACAAAAGCTGACGCATGACGCGGCCAAGCGCATGTCGCAGGACTGGAAGGACATCAACTCCGGCCTGCAGAACGCCGGCAAGGTCGCGGTGCTTGAGCAGGGGCTGAAATATCAGAAGATGGCCTTCGACGCCGTCGAGATGGATTTCATCAAGTCCCGCCAGTACCAGCTTGAGGACTTGGGGCGCCTCTGGCGCGTCCCATTGCACATGATTTCCGCGCAGAGCGGCAAGGTCTCGTCGGGCTCCGTCGAGCAGCAGGCGTCGGAATATCTGAACCTGACGCTTTCGACGTGGACGTGCCGGATCGGCGAGAAAATCGACGCGGTTTTCGGCGTGACGGAATCCGGCCTTGAACTCGAATGGGATTATTCGCTGCTGACGCGCGCCGACAGGTCAACGCGCATCGCCATGTACGCGCGCGCCATCGCCGGCGGCATGCTGACGCCGAACGAAGCGCGTTTTGACGACGGGCTGGACCCCAAGGAAGGCGGCGACGAGTTGTGGAAGCCGTCGAATGTCGCCTTCGCCGGCTCGCAGACGGGCGGCGTGCTGCCCGATGGCGGGGGACGGCCGGAAGGCTCGCCAAACAAGGAACCTGTTGACCAATGAGCGACACAGTTCGGTTTTTGTCGTCCGTCGCCGTTGATGGCGACGCGGACGCTGGGAACGCGCGCTCGATCTCGTGGATTTTTTCGAACGAAGACGTCTGTCTCGACCAGCACACGATCCGAACGGCCGGCTGGGATTTGGACGACTTCAAAAAGAATCCGACGCTTTTGTTCGCGCACGATCAATCACAGCCCCCGGTCGGCCGCGTGACGCGCATCGAAAAGCGCGGATCCCTGTTGGTCGGCGACACCGAGTTCGCCGACGCCGAAACCTATCCGTTCGCGGACACGATTTTCCGCCTCGTGAAGGGGCGCTTCCTGAACGCCACGTCCGTTTCGTGGCTCCCGCTGGAATATCGCCAGGCGAAGGACCGCTCGCGGCCGGATGGGATCGACTTCCTTCGCCAGAAGCTGCTCGAAATCAGCGTCGTGCCCGTGCCGGCCAACCCCGCCGCGCTGGCGACCGCGCGCGCGCTCGGCATCGACACCGGGCCGCTGAGGCAATGGGCCGAGCGGGTTCTTGATATCGGCGCGGCGCCCGCCGGCGCGCGTCACATGATCGAACAGGTCCACAAGGACTCGTCGGGGAAGACGGCGCACGCGGTTCGCACCGTCGGCCCGAAGTGGAAATGCGGGGCCAGCCAAAATCTTGCATTCTCAGCCGGCGACATCGCTCCTCTTCGCACAGCGACGCGCGAGGACCGGCATCTCGCCCGCAAGGCGTTCCTCGCCTACGACGAAACGCGCGGCGCGAGCCGCGAGGGATACCTCTTCCAGTTCGCCGGGCTCCGCAACGGCCGCTTGTTCGCCTGCCACAAGGCTTTGCGCGAAGCGTCCGCCGGGCTCGAAAAATCCGATCTCCCGGACGACGTCAAGGAGCGCGCCCGCGCTGTCGTCAAATTGTACGAGGGCAAGATGGCCGTGAAACAACGCAAGTTCGAACTCGTGAACAAGCGCGGCCTCTATGAGGTCTCGCAGTTGGCCTATCTCATGATGCAGGCCAACTGGCTCAAGCAATCCATCGATGAGGAAGAGGCGCGCGAAGGCGACGACGACTCGGCCAACCCGGCGAACATGCACGCGGTCCTTTTGTGGCTGGGCAAGACGCTCATCGACATGACCTCCGAGGAAGTCGGCGAGATGCTGACGACCTACGGCCCTTATGAGGACCCGGACGACGAGGGCGAGGAGGCCGAAGAGGCGGCCGAGCGCGCCATCGCCGGCGTCATGACGCGCGCCGGCCGCAAGATGTCGAAGGACGACGCGGCCAGCCTTCGCGGGATCCACGAGCACTGCATGCGCTCGGCGCGCCTGCTGCGCACGCACATCGACCAGTACGAGCCGAGCGCATGCAG